GGGGGCGCCAGCCACGCCGGCGGCAGCAGGGGGCGACGCGAATAGCGGCCCGCCAGGGCGCTCGGAGGGCTGAGGTGGGGCCCTGGCCTGACCTGCTCTGCGATCGCGTCTCCTGCGCGCTTCTAGGCCCCTGCTCGGGGCACTGCCGGCCGCGGGCGATTCCTGACCCCCACCCCCCCCTTGAGCCGGGGGCGGGGGGAGGGGCCGAGGCTGGGGCCCCCTCTCATTTTTCCCTACCCCCCACCAACCTTATGAGCAAACCTCACCACGACACCGACTGCGCATCCCTGCGCGGCAGCGGGCGCGATTGCGACTGCGGGGCCAAGTACGAGCCCGCGTCCACCGCAAAACCCGACTTGATAAACCATCCCGTGCACTACACCAGCCACCCAAGTGGGGTCGAGTGCATCCAGGTCACCGAGCACTACAACTTCAACCTGGGCAACGCGATCAAGTACGTCTGGCGCGCCGGGATCAAAAGCCCCAACCCGGTGGAGGACCTGAAGAAGGCCGCCTGGTACATCAACCGCGAGATCAAGCGGCTGACGAAAACCTGACATGGACCTGCGCGAGTACCAACCGCGGCAGGTGTTCATCCCGCTGCACAACCGCGACAAGCGCTGGACGGTGGTGGTGGCGCATCGGCGGTGCGGCAAGACGGTGGCCATGTGCGCTGATCTGGTGCTGGGGGCGCTCGAAACCAGTCTGCCCAAGCCGCAGTTCGCCTACCTCGCGCCCCAGCGCGACCAGGCCAAGCGGGTGGCGTGGGGCTACCTCAAGGACCTGACGCGGCCGTTCTGGTCCAAGCCGCCCAACGAGTCCGAGCTCAAGATCACGATGAACAACGGCCACAAAGGCGAGTCGACGATCTACGTGGCGGGCGCTGACAACTATGACGCCCTGCGCGGCATGTACTTTGACGGCGCGGTGCTGGACGAGGTGGGCGACATGCGGCCCTCGGCCTGGTACACGGTGATCCGGCCGGCGCTGTCAGACCGCCGCGGCTGGGCCATCTTCGCTGGCACGCCCCGCGGCAAGAACCTGTTTTGGAATCTGCGCGAGGAGGCGCGGATGAACCCGGGCAGCCACATGCTGCTGGAGCTACCCGCGTCCAAGACCGGGATCATTCACCCCGACGAGCTGCGCGACGCCAAGGCGCAGATGACGCCCGAGGCGTTTGAGGTTGAGTACGAGTGCTCATTCGACGCGGCGGTGCCTGGGGCGTACTACGCCAAGCAGATCGGCGACGCGTATGACCAGGGGCGGGTGGGAATTTTCCCGGTTGATCCCGAGTTCCCGGTGAACCTGGTGGCCGACCTGGGGTTTACCGACTCCTGCTCGTGGTGGGCCTGGCAGGAGACGCGCGACGGGTATCGCGTTGTCGACTTCTACGAGGACGACAACCAGCCGATCCAGCACTACATCGATTGGGTAAAGTCGCGCCCGTACCGGGTCAACGCGGAGGGCATCTTTTTGCCCCACGATGCCCGTGCCAAGTCGTTGCAGACGGGCAAATCGATCATTGAGCAGTTCATGGGCAACGGCATCCGGCCGCGTTTGGTGCCGGAGATGTCGCTGCAGGACGGGATCGAGGCCGCGCGCCTGATCCTGCCCAAGTGCCACTTCCACGAGGAGTCGACCTACGACGGCGTCGACCACCTGCGGGCGTACATGCGGGAGTGGGACGAGAAAACCCAGACCTACCGCAACCGCCCCAAGCACGATCAGCACTCGCACGCTGCGGACTCGTTCCGATACCTGGCCCTTGCCGCGCGCCCAGTGAAGGCCAAAGCTCAACCCGGTCCTAAAATCGCAACACCGTCGACCAAGGGGGCGCACTATGCGTTCGCCCTTGACGACATCTGGGACTGTGGTCCCCAACAGAGCACAAGGATCGGGTGATGGACAGCACCGCCAAGATCACCAGCGCGAGCGATTTCGATTCCAGCCCGGCTGGTTTGGCGCAGCGCTGGAACACCGAAATTCAAGCCGCGCAGCAGGAGCTTGGCAACTTCCACAAGGACGCCAACCGCATCACGCAGCGCTACCTGGACCGGCGCGACGCCTACGCCAAGGACGAGAGCAAGGTCAACCTGTTCTGGTCGACGATGAAGGTGCTGCTGTCGATGCTGTACGCGCGGCCACCCAAGGCCGACGTCAGCAGGACGTTCCAGGACTTTGAGGACGACCAGGCCCGCGTGGCCGGGTTGATGCTGCAGCGGATCCTGAACCGCGGCTTCGACGAGAACGTCTCGGTGTGGGACGCGGCGGTGCGGCAGGGCATTGAGGACTGGCTGATCGTGGGCATGGGCCAGATCTGGCTGCGCTACGAGGTCAAGACCGAGCCTTACATCATCCCGGCCGAGTTCGATCCCCTGACCGGCATGGAGATCGTGCCCGAGCAGGAGGCCGAGCGGATCGTCGACGAGGACGCCCCGGTGGACTACATCTACTGGGAGGACTTCTACTACTCGCCGGCGCGGACCTGGCCCGAGGTTCGGTGGGTCGCCCGCCGCGTGTGGATGACCAAGGACCAGCTCGTGGAGCGGTTTGGCGAGGAGATCGCCAAGGTCGTCCCGATGGGCACGCAGGTGCGCAAGGCCGACGTCAACGACCAGTCGCCCAAGCACGACCCCTGGTCCAAGGCTGAGGTGTTTGAGATCTGGTGCAAGGAGAACAAGAAGGTCTACTGGTACGCCAAGGGGTCGGACGTGATCCTGGACGTCAAGGACGACCCTCTGGGCCTGGACGGATTCTTTCCGTGCCCCAAACCCCTGGCGGCCAACGTCACCAGCTCCAACTTCATGCCCCGCGCCGACTACATCTTCGCGCAGGACCAGTTCAACGAGCTCGACGAGATCAACACCCGCATCACCTGGCTGACCCGCGCGGCCAAGGTCGTGGGCGTGTACGACAAGTCGGCCGACGGCGTGCAGCGCATGTTCCAGCAGGGCTCGGAGAACAACCTGATTCCTGTGGATAACTGGGCGCTGTTCGCTGAGAAGGGCGGCATCAAGGGCCAGGTCGACTGGGCCCCGATTGACATGGTGACCAACTGCATCGAGCGCCTGCGCCAGTACCGGCAGGACAAGGTGATGCAGATCTACGAGGTGCTGGGCATCTCCGACGTGATGCGGGGCTCGAGCCGCGCCAGCGAGACGGCCACCGCGCAGCAGATCAAGGCGCAGTTCGGATCGACCCGCATCCAGCTCATGCAGTTCTACATCGCCGATTGGATCTCGCAGGCGCTGCGGATCAAGGCCGAGATCATCTGCAAGCACTGGCAGCCCGAGACGATCGTCAAGCGGTCGAACATCGAGCGCACGCCCGACGCGATGATGGCCATGGACGCGATCGCACTGCTCAAGGACGAGCACATGGCGCAGTATCGGGTCAACGTCGAGGCCGACAGCATGGCCGCGCTGGACTGGGCCGCCGAGCGCGACGCCGCGGTGCAGTTCATGCAGGGCCTGGGGGCGTTCATCTCCCAGGTGGCGCCCATGGCGCAGTCGGTGCCCCAGGCCGCACCCGTCCTGCTGTCGCTGCTGCAGTGGAGCGTGTCCAAGTTCCGCGTGTCGCAGCAGATCGAGGGCGTGCTTGACCAGGCGATCGGCGCGCTCAAGCAGCAGGGCATGCCCCAGCCGCAGCCCAACCCGCTGCAAGAGGCTGAGGTGGCCGAAAAGCAGGCCGGCGCCCGCGAGCGCATGGCCAAGGCGGCCAACACCGAGATGGATGCGCGGATGAAGGCGGCGCAGATGGGAATCCTGCAGCCGCAGCCCCAGCTCCCGCCTGCCGCCCCCCAAATGCCGCCCGTTGGCGGGCCGATGCAGTGAGGTGACGCATGGAAAAAGCAAACGAGTTGGTCACCAAGCTGCTGGCCGATCGGTCGGCCGCGCACGTGGCGCACTGGGCCACGGGCAGCTACTCGGCGCACGTTGCGCTGGCTGAGTTCTACGACGCGGTGGTGGGCCTGGTCGACGGGTTTGTCGAGCAGTACCAAGGGTATTACGCCAAACGTATGGAGCCCAAGGTCGTGGCCTTGTCAGTGAGCGCTGACGGCATCGACGACATGCTGGAGCTGTCGTGCGAGTGGGTCGAAGCCAACCGCTACAAGGTCTGCGACCGCGACGACACGTCGCTGCAGAACACGATCGACGAGGTCGTCAAGCTCTACCAGACGACTCTTTACAAGCTGCGCATGCTCAAGTGAGGACGACATGAACAAGCAAGGCCTTTACGCAAACATCCTGCGCAAGCGCGAGCGCATCGCAGACGGCAGCGGCGAGCGCATGCGCAAGCCCGGCTCGCCCGGCGCCCCGACGCGGCAGGACTTCAAGGACGCTGCCAAAACCGCCAAACCTGAGAACAAATGACACGACGCCGCTGGATTCAGGACCGCATCACGGGTGAATTGATCGAGGTCACGCCCGACTACCAGGCCGAGCTGCGCACCGACTCCGGCGCGCTGTGGGGCGATCGTTCGTATGACGGCCTGCGTGCCACTGACGGCACCGACATCAGCTCGCGGACCAAGCACCGCGAGTACATGAAAGCAAACGGCCTGGCGACGATGGACGATTTTAAGAACACCTGGGCCAAGGCCCAGGAGCAGCGTGACCACTACCGACAAAACGGTGGCACGTTCTCACGACGCGACGTAGAGCGCGCGATTCATCAACTCCAAAACAAGAGATAACCATGGAACCCACGACATCCCTGCGCGACCAGATTGAGGCCGCGATTGAAACGACCCCTCCTGACGTTCCTGAAGCCGCGCCCGCACCGGCGGCCGCTGATCCGGCGCCTGCGCCCGTCGAGGCGTCGGAACCCGCTGAAGCACCAGCTCAAGATGAGCCCGCCGCTGCCGGCCAAGACCTGAACGCGCTTGCCGAGGCCCCCGAGGGTGCTGATAACGAGTCTGCGCCACTACAGGAGCGCGATGAAAGCGGGCGATTCAAAGCCAAGGAAGAGGGTATTCAGCCGGGGCCAAAGTCAGGGCCCAAGCAGCAAGGCGAGCGTGCCCCGGCATCTTGGCGTCCCGACGTGCGCGAGCACTGGGCTCAGTTGCCCGAGACGGTGCGCGCTGAGATCCAGCGCCGCGAGGTTGAGGTGCAGCGCACGCTGCAGGAGTCGGCCGAGGCCCGCAAGAACTACGACGCGGTGATGCGCACGGTGGCGCCTTACGAGGCGTTCATCCGCGCCGAGGGCTCCAACCCCATCCAGGCGATCGACAACCTGATGGCCACGGCGGCCAAGCTGCGCACGGGCACCGCGCCCGAGCTGGCCACGATGGTGGCCGGCATCGTCAACCAGTTTGGCGTTGGCCGTTTCGGTAACGGGTTCATTCAGGCGCTAGACGCCGCACTGGCTGGGCAGTCGCCCGTGGCGGACCCCCAGGCCGCCGCGGTGGAGCAGGTGATCAATCAGCGCCTGGCGCCCGTGCAGCAGATGCTGTCGCAGTTCCAGCAGGCGCAGCTTGCCCAGCAGGAGCGCGTGGCGCAGGAAGCGCAAAACGAGGTCGAGCGCTTCATTGACCGCGCCGAGTTCGGCAACGACGTGCGCGAGGACATGGCCGACCTGATGGAAACGGCCTCCAAGCGCGGCCAAAACCTGACGCTGGAGGAGGCCTACAAGAAGGCCTGCCTGCTTAATGACCGAGTGCGCACCGTGCTGCAGGGCCGCCTGCAGGCCCAGGGCGCGCAACAGCAGACCCAGGCCGCGCAGCGCGCCAAGGCTGCAGCGGTCAGCGTTTCGGGGGCCGCGCCCAAGGGCGCACTGCAGCAACCGTCCACCGACGTGCGGTCTGCGATCGAAGCGGCCATTGTTCAAGCCGCAAGGTGATGGATAATTGACACCACAGGGAGGGGCAACTCTCCCTTGGTGTGCCCAAGCACCCCAGCCACCGCAGCTCCTGGGAGACGCACCGCGTCCCACCCACGACATAGACGGACTGAGATCGGTTCGCGTCGGCGCATCTGAACTGGTGGGCGTAAGCCCGTAACAACCCAACTCAGATGAGGAGTTAATCATGGCATTCCCAAATGTCTCAGACATCGTCGCAACGACGATTCAAAACCGTTCGCGTCAGATCGCGGACAACGTCACCAAGAACAACGCCATCCTGGCCAAGCTGAACCAGCGCGGCAACGTCCGCACGATCAGCGGCGGTAACGTGATCTTTGAAGAACTGTCTTTCGCTGAGAACGCGAACGGCGGCTTCTACTCGGGTTACGACCTGCTGCCTGTGGCTGCTCAGGACGTGATCTCGGCTGCCGAGTTCCAGATCAAGCAGTACGCTGTCCCGGTCGTTATGAGCGGCCTGGAGATGCTGCAGAACAGCGGCAAGGAACAGTTCATCGACCTGCTGGAGGCCCGTCTGAACGTGGCCGAGAGCACGATGATGAACGAGCTGTCGCAGTCGATCTACTCCAACGGCACCGGCTCTGGTGGCAAGGAAGTGACCGGCCTCGACGCTGGCGTGCCTTCTGACCCCACCACCGGCACCTACGGTGGCATCGATCGCGCTACCTGGACGTTCTGGCGTTCCAAGTTGTACGACTTCAGCACCAGCGCTGGTGGCAACGCTTCGGCTGCCAACATCCAGGCCGGCATGAACAACCTGTGGGCCCAAACCACCCGCGGATCTGATCGTGTTGACCTGATCGTGCTGGACACCAATTACTGGTCGTTCTACCTGGCCAGCCTGCAGGCTCAGCAGCGCTTCACCTCTCCCGACACCGGCAACCTCGGCTTCCCGTCCATCAAGTTCATGGACGCTGACGTGGTGCTGGACGGCGGTATTGGTGGCTTCTGCCCGGCCAACACCGGCTTCTTCCTGAACACCAAGTACCTGAAGTGGCGTCCCCACAAGGACCGCAACATGGTCCCGCTGTCGCCGAATCGCCGCTACGCGATCAACCAGGATGCCGAGGTTCAGATCCTGGCATGGGCTGGCAACCTGACCTGCTCGGGTGCTCAGTTCCAGGGCCGCATGCAGAACTAATTGGTGGGCCTGTCGTGGGTCACCCTTCCCAAGGGGCTGGGGTGACCCACACCCCTTGGGTTTTTTGCCATTCAGGAGATCAACATGCCGGCAACCGCAACTCCGACCGCGTCGCCCTCTGGCGGCCAGGTCAATCCTGGATCGACCTTCACGCTGGCATGTGCCACTGAAGGCGCGACCATTCGCTACACCTACGGGACCGCTCCGGCCAACACCGGCTGGACGACCTACTCGGGCGCGGTCACGCTGCCCGCCGCCTCTGGCCAATCCGTCGTCGTCCGCGCCTACGCCACAAGCGATGGCAACGACCCGTCGGCCGTGGCTGAGTTCACGTTCTACACCATCGGATATGGCGCTGCCGTGAGCGCCAACGCAAAGACGGTGCTTGATACCGCTGCATCACAGGGCCTCGGCGCTGTGTGCCAGGGCATCAACCCGACCGGCGCGGATGAGGCCAGCATCAGTGGCCAGCGGATCGGGGCGTCGGCAACGACGACCGACATGAAGGTCGAGACTGGTGACGGTCCCGGCGCTTAATCACTAAAAAAGGAAAACCATGCAACCCACGACACCCACTATGTTCGCCGAGGTTCCACTACCTCAACCCAACGAGAATCGTTTTTCCCACGATTCTCGTTTGTACGTCGAGTTCTACCGCAAGCCGGTCCTGCACGAGGCGCAAAGCCGCGAGGCCGGCCGCGCCATTTATGTGGAGACGGACTACATCCGCATCCACACGCCGGGTGACAAGAGCAGCGTGATCGACAAGCCGATCAATGCCCTGGACATTCAGCGCTTTGGCGACCGCTACAACAAGTGGAAGGCTGGCCAGGAGGAGGCGGTGACGGGCACGCCCCTGACGGCGCTGCCTGGCATCACGCCGGCCAAGGCTGAGGAATACAAGTTCTTCAAGATCATCACGGTCGAGCAGCTCGCTGATGCGCCTGACAACCTGGGCCAGAAGTTCATGGGCTTCCAGCAGGACAAGTCGCGCGCCAAGGCGTTTATGCAGGTCGCGGCCAACAATGCCCCGATCGAGAAGATGAACGAGGAGCTGCAAAAGCGTGACGCGCAGATTGAGGAGATGCGCGCCATGATCGAAGCGCTCCAGGCGCAGGCAAAGCCTAGCAAGCGCAACGTGGCTGCGACCGCAGACGCTGAGTAACACCGGGGGACGGGGATGGCCTTCCAAATCGTCAACGAATCGACCCTCTCGGCCATCGTGCAAAACGTGGCCGGGATGGTGGCCTACCCCGTTCCGACCGATGCTGCGGGCTCTGAGGATCCCGCGATTCAGCAGATGGTGCAGGCGGCCAACATGGCCGGCAACGAGCTGCTGTCGATGTTTGATTGGCAGGAGCTGATCAAGCGTCACGCCATGACGATCCAGGCCTCGGAGGCCAATCAGCGCGAGCGCGCGTTTGACCTGCCCGAGGATCTGTTCAAGTGGATCGACCAGACCAACTGGAACGCGACCACGCAGTTCCCGTCGCTGGGCCCGGTGTCGCCGCAGATGTGGCAGCAGCTGCTCATCCGCACGACTCTGCCGACGCTGTCGTTCTACTGGCAGGTCCGCGACAACAAGATCTACGTCTTGGCGCCCCCGAGCGCGCCGCAGACGATGAGCGTGTTCTACCTGTCTGCGGGCTGGGTCCGCGACCAGGACGACAGCACGCTGTACAAGAACCGCATGACCAAGAACGGCGACGTGTCGCTGCTCGACGCCACTGTCATCACGTTGTACACACGAGTCAAGTGGCTCGAAATGAAGGGCCTTGATAGCAGTGCCGCGATGCGCGACTTCAACATCGCGTTCGACAACCGCAAGAACACCGAAAAGGGCGCGCCAGTGCTGTCGATGGCGCGCGACTTCCGCTTCCCCTACATCCAGCCGCTGATCAATACGCCCGACACGGGCATGGGGGGCTAAACCATGCCGTTGGTCCCCGTCAGGCCCTTCAAGACTCCGCGAAGGGCGGCCGCCGCACAAACTGCGCAATCAGTTGTCATCCCGGCACCGACTGGCGGCCTGAACTACCGCGACCCCATCTCGGCGATGTCGCCGCAGGACGCGCTGGTTCTGACCAACATGATTCCGCGCCAGCAGGGCGTGGAGCTGCGCAAGGGCTACCAGGTGCACGCCACCGCGGTCACCGTCGCCAGCGTGCCGCAGGCCGTGGATTCGGTGTTCTCGTACACCGCGCCCAACCCGGCCAACAACAAGGTGTTCATGGCCGCCAACGGCAACATCTACGACGTGACGGCCAGCGGCGCGCCGGTGCTTGCAGTGACGGGCACCGGCAGCACCAACGACGACTGGTGGACGACGCAATTCTCGACGGCCGCAGACACGTTCCTGTTGGCCGTCTCGCCTGGCGCCGGGTACTGGACCTACAGCACCACCTCCGGCTGGGTCAACCGCACTGGAACCGTGACCGGCATGACAACGGCGGTGCGCACGGTTGCCGTGTGGAAACGCCGCGTCTGGTTCACGTTTGAGGGCAGCTCAAACGTCGGCTACATGGACACCGTGGACGCGATCACGGGCACCGTGACGTCGTTCCCCATGGGCTCGATCCTGCGTAACGGCGGCTCGGTTTCCGCGCTGTTCAACTGGACGATCGACGCCGGTTTCTCCGTCGATGACTTCCTGATCGCCGTGGGGACCGAGGGCGATGTGGCCGTGTGGGAGGGAACCGACCCGACTAGCGCGACGACGTTCGGCCTGAAGGGCGTCTGGTACGTGGGCCCGGTGCCCAAGTTCGGCAGCTACTTCACCCCGTTCGGCGGCGACGTGATGATCGTCAGCGAGCTCGGCCTGGTGCCGATGTCGCGCCTGATCACGGGTCAGTATTCGCAGGACGTGCAGGCCGGCGGCCCTGCGTCCAAGATCCAGTCGGTGTTCGCGCCCCTAGTGCGCAAGCTGCGCAACAACCGCTACTTCAACGTGTTCGTGGTGCCCTCGTCCGAGGTGCTGGTGATCAAGCTGCCAAACGACGGCGGCACGTTCCGGCAGTTCGCCATGAACGTCACCACCGGCGCCTGGTGCGAGTTCGTTGGCATGCCGATGCGCTGCGCGACGGTGATCGGCGGCCAGCTCTATTTCGGCACCGACGATGGTCTGACATGCAAGGGCCTGTTCGGCGACCGCGACGGTGTGGACACCGTGGGCGCTGGCGGCAACTACGTCGAGGGCGACGTCCAGACAGCTTTCTCGCACTTTGGCACGCCCGCGCAGAACAAGAAGTTCAGCATGGTGCGGCCGATCTTCATTGCGCTGTCGGCGCCCTCGGTCAAGCTTGCGATCAACACGCAGTTCCAGTTGTCGCCGGTGGGCGGTTCGCCGTTCTACCTGGCCGACGACAGCGGTGTGTGGAGCGCAGCAGTCTGGAACGTGGCGACATGGGCCGGGCAGAACACCTACCAAGGCTGGGCCGGCACCAACGGCCTGGGCTACTACGGTTCGCTGCGCATGAAGGTGCGCGGCCTGCCGCAGACGGTGTTCACCAGCTCGCATGTCCTATTTGAAACTGGTGGAGTGATGTGATGAACAACGCACAACCTCAATATGTCAGCTCGCTAATCGAATCGCTACGCAGCGCGTCGCCTGCCGGATCTGACAATCCTGGCGTCACGATGTTTGAGAACGCCCCGAATGGCCAGGCGATAGGCCGCCGGATGCAGTTCGGCAACAACCTGTTCAACCCGACGCTGTCTCAAATGCCGTCGATGACGGCGCCTCCGCTCAGGCCGTTTACAAACAACCAGATTGGACAGTCCATTTTTGAGTCGTACCAACAGGGCTACAAGCTGCCGCAGATCCAGGCTGGCCTGCAGTCGCAGTACGGCGTCAAGCCAGAGCAATTCAATGCGGCGCTAGACGATCGACTTGGCCAAGCAATTTATGAGTCGTATGAGCAGGGGTTCAACATTCCGCTGACCAAGCAGGGGTCGATGGAAAAGCTCGGTGCGACCGAGGCGCAGTTCAACAGCGCGTTGGATAAGCGGCTTGCCACTGCGATCTCTGAGTCGATTGGTCAGGGGTTCAATGTTGATCAGACGCGCCAGGGGGCCATCACCAAGCTAGGCGTCAGCGACGCTGACTTTAATCGGGCCCTTGCCCTGTACAACGCGGGGCTGGTGTGACCCTCGTTACCGATCAGCCCGGTCAGTATCCACTCGTTTGGGAGTGGATGAATAAGCGCACGCGGCTGCCGTGGAGCAGTGACGTGCGCACGATCGGGTGCATGCGGGACGACGGCACGATTTCCTGCGCGGTCGCCTACAACGCTTGGACGATGTCCTCGTGCTGGATGCACGTCGCGTTTGACGGGCCGCACTCGCTGTCGCGCAAGCTCTGGCGGGCCGCCTTTGAGTATCCCTTCATAAAATGCGGCATGGAAGCTGTGTACGGTCTGACGCCCAAGAATTTGGACGATGCCCTGCACATGAATGAAAAGCTTGGCTTCCGCAGGATTGCCGAGACAGTCGATTGTGTGATGTTTGAAATGCGGCACGACGAGTGCCGCTGGATCAAGGAGAACGCTCATGGGCGGAAAAGGATCAGCACCGCCGCCGCCTGATTACATCGGCGCGGCGAACACGCAGGCGGCAGCTTCTAAGGAGCTGACCAACATTCAGAACTTTGCCAACCGGCCGACGATCAACACGCCGTTCGGTTCGCAGTCCTGGATGACGTCGGCGACGACTGACCCCGCAACAGGTCAGTACGTCACGTCGTGGACGCAAAACAACACCCTGGCGCCTGGCCTGCAGGACGCGCTGAACGCGCAAATTGGCCTGCAGAACGAGCGCTCGCAGTTGGCTGGCAGCTTCATGGACCGCGTGTCCAGCGAATACTCTCGCCCGTTCGACTACCAGTCGCTGCCGCAGATGGCCCAGGCCAACATGGCGCAGCCGCTGCAGACGCGCACGACCGACTACACGCCGGGCATCACGACCGCGTTCGGTTTCGGCCGTCCGCAGGGTAATGTGCAGACCGAATCGCTGCAGCGCGGACTGGACACGGGTGACAACCCGATGCTGCCGCAGGTGGATTCAGGGTACCGCGACCGTGTTGCCGACCAGCTCATGCAACGCATGCAGCCGGTGCACAGCTTCCAGCAGCAACAGCTTGAGACGCGCCTGGCCAACCAGGGATTCACGCAGGGATCTGAGGCCTACAACCGCGCGCTGACCGAGTTGCAGCAGCGTCAGGCCAACGAGCGCTTCAACGCGCTTGACCAGGCCGGCAACGAGGCGCAGCGCCTGTTCGGTATGCAGATGGGCGCGCGTCAGCAGGCGTTCAACGAGGACGTCACCGGCGGCAACTTCTACAACCAGGCCGCCAACCAAGCGTTCAACCAAGGCCTGCAGGCCGGTCAGTTCCGCAACCAGGCTATCGGCCAGGACTACAGCCAGGGCCTGGGCTCTGCGCAGTTCCAGAACCAGGCGCTGGGTCAGGCCCAGGCGCTGGACCTGGCGCGCATGCAGGCACAGAACCAGGCCATCGGTCAGCAGTACGGGCTGAACCAGCAGTTCGCCGACGCGCAGAACCGTCTGCGCCAGCAGGCGATCGCGGAGCAGATGCAGCGTCGTGGCATGTCGCTGAACGAGATGAACGCGCTGCTTTCGGGTCAGCAGGTGAACATGCCCAACATGCCGTCGTTTGCAGCTGCGCAGCGCTCCGAGACGCCCAACATCCTGGGCGCCACGCAGATGGGCTACGACGCCGCGCTAGGCGCTGCCAACGCGCAGAACGCCGCATTCGGCAACTTGCTAGGCGCCGGCGCGCAGCTCGGCTCGGCCGCGTTTATGTTCTCTGACCGTCGTCTGAAGTCCAACCTCAAGCGGGTTGGCACTCATTCGATCGGTGTTGGCATTTACGACTACACGATGATGGGAATGCCGCAACGCGGTGTGATTGCGCAAGAGGTGGAGCGCGTGCGCCCTGACTTGGTCAAGCGCCACGCCAGCGGCTACCTGATGGTGAACTACGGAGGCCTGCAATGAACGACAACCTGATGTTCGACTACCTGCTGGAGATGGGCGCGATGCGTCCTGAGCAGGACGAGATGCGCCGCAAGCAGGCGATGGTTGACGCACTGCGTGGCCGCGCCATGGAGCCCATGCAGGGCCAGATGGTGGGCAAGCACTACGTGGCGCCCGGCATCGCCAACGCGATCGCGCAGATGGGCACCGCCTACATGGCCGGGCAGCAGCAGAAGGGCGTGGACGCTGGCATGGCTGGCATGAACCAGCGCCAGCGGCAGGCGCTTGATGACATGCGCCGCCGGCGCCAGGGCATCACCGGCACCGGCGTCATGGACTACGGCGACCGCGATCCTTTGGCGGGGTACTGATCATGGATCCGCTGACCTTTTCCGAGGACGTCGAGCTGCGCAAGCGGGCCATGCTGCCGATGGCCATGAGCTCGCTAGTGTCGCCTGGCGGGACGCTGTCTAACAGCGTGCAGCCTGGCCAGGCGCTGCCCCTTACGACGCGCCAGCGCTTGGGCAAGCTGTACCAGGAAATGGACGACATGGACAAAAAAGATGTCGACATGTCGGCCCTGCAGAACTTTGCGCGTCAGCAAGGTCAGGCAGGCGAGCAGGCCATGCTCAACGCGCTAGCCGCGCAGTACGCTGGCGACAGCTTCCAGCCAGTGCAGGCTCAGTTTTTGAAGCGAGCAGCGGCTGCGCAGGAGCCCATGAAGGTGGGCGGCGGCATGCTGACGCCGGCGGGCGAGTTCATCAAGGACCCGTTTGCTTCGCGTGATGCGCGCCGCGCATCAGTTGAGCGCCAGGCCTTGGGCTTGGAGCGGCAGATTGAAGCGCAGGAACGTGCCGAGCGCGACCGCCAGGACCGACTGCGCCAGGACGCAATCGCCAACGATTTCCGGCAGCAGGGCTTGAGTTTGCAGCAGCGCATTGCTGATATGCGCGCTGCAGATAAGGCTGGCGGCCAGGTTGGATCCTTCTCGCCGGCCGGATTTACGCCGCAGGGCCAGCAGGTTGTCACCAACACCAAGAGCGGCGTCAGCTATCTGCTGACTGTCCAGCCTGATGGCACGCCCAACTACACCCCATACCAAGGGGCGATGATCCCCAAGGCCACGTTCGACAAGGAAGTGACGGCAGCGGGAGATCTTTCCGCGGTCGCGCGCCGGGCCAGCACTCTGGTTGACATGGTGGAGGCAAACCCGGACGCGTTCGGCTTGCGTAGCGCTGCTGTGGCCACAATGCCGGGCGCTGTGCAGGGCTATGCGGCCAAGGCCGTAGGCCTGACGCCCCAGCAGCTTGAGGCCAGGTCGACCGTGCTGCGCCAGGCTGCGCAGGAGATCAACGAGCTGTATGGCGCTGCGCTGTCGATGGGCGAGCAGGCCCGCGCCAACACGTTCCTGCCAAACCCGTCCGACCCGCCTGAGATGCTGATCAGCAAGCTCAAGGCAGCGCGCGATTGGGCCCAAACGCAGGTCGGCCGCTATAGCCCGGGCGTTCAGGGTGCTGCAAAAGCTCGATCTGGCGATGCGCCTGCCGCCCCTGGCGCGGGAGGGTTGACCCCGGCCGAGATGGAAGAATTGGCCAAGTTGCGCGCCAAGCACGGGAGGTAATGATGGATCCGCGCCAAGAGCTTGAGGAACTGCGTCGGCTTGAGGACCTTGAGCGCCGCCTGGCGTCTCAAGATCTTGGCGAGGTGCGCAAACAAAGGCAAGCGGCTCAGGCCAACACCTATGCCGGGCAGGATGTCAACCAGATGGGATCGGTAATGCGAGGCCTGGGCGGCGCAAAGGCCGCTTGGGACCGCGCTGCGCTCGGCCTCAAGGGCATGTTCACCGACCTGACGCCGGAGGACAAGGCGCTGCTTGAGCAGGGAAAGGCATTCACTCAGCAGGGCGGCACGGCCGCTACGGTCGGCAACATCGCGGCCGATGCGGCCATGATGGCTGCGCCGGCCATTCGCGGACAGCAGGCCATCATGGCTGCCGGCCAAATGCTGCCCAGGGCTGCTCAGTTCGTGGCCGGTCGACTGCCCAGCGCCGCGCTGGCCAGCGGCGCCACCTCCGCTGCGTTTGCTCCCGAGGACCGCGTTGGCGCGTTCTATGGCGGCGCGGCTGGCGGTGCTGCTGGTGAAGTTGCTGGTCGTGTGCTGACGCGAGCACTTGGTGGCGTGGTGTCTGACAAGGTCACGCCAGCAGCTCGTGAGCTGATGGACCAGGGCGCCAACGTGCCGATGTGGAAGGCTGTCGACGACACGACGCGCTCTGGCCGCGTGCTGCGCAACGCCGCCGAAAGAGCCAAAGTGCTGCCGGTGGCCGGTGACATGGTGAGGGGCCAAGAGCGCGCGGGGATTGAGTCTTGGAACCGCATCCTGATGCGTGATGCAACGCCGCCGATGCCGGTGCTAGATGACGCGGGCCGCGTTCTGCGCTTTGAGTACGACAAGCCGGTCACGGCTGTCGGCAGCGAAGGACTGCAGGAGTTGTCCAAGCGCTTTAACGACGCCTACGGCGCCCTGTACGGCAGCCGCGGCGTGCCGGTCGACCAGACGTTTGTGTCGCAACTCAAGGGAATCGTCAACGACGCCAAGGCCTATATGCCTGGCGTGGCCGACGATGTCGCTGGCGCCGTGCGTCGGGCCGAGGACACCTTGATGGGCCTGACGTCTCCGACCGTCACAAAGCAGGGCGGCCAGACGGTTGGCAAGGGCATCGTCAGCTCGCGCATTAAAACTCCCGTCACGCAGACGGTGGATCTGGGCCGCGAAGTCGTGCCACACACCAATGTCAAGACGGCGCTGGACGACATCAACAACGCCATCACGGCGGCGTACAAGAGCGGGAACGGCGAAAAGGCCGAGGCGCTGACTGCGGTGCGCGCGTCTATCGAATCCCTGCGGTCTAGGGGTTTGCCGCCGGAAGTTGCCGCGCAGGCTGACGAGATCAACAGGGCCTACGCCAAGTTCAAGACCCTTAGCCGCGCGTCTAGTGCGTTGGGCGCCCAGAAGCAGGCTGGCGTCGTCACACCTGCGCAGCAGCTCAATGCTATCCGCGCCCGCGATAAGACGCCCGACAAGGCTGCATTCTCCCGCGGCACGGCGCCTGGTCAACAGCAGGCCTTGACGGCGCAGCAGGTGTACGGCAACCAGCTCCCGGATGTCGGGCCTGGCACTGCCGAGAAGCTGCTGCCGTTTGTCGGGATGGGTTTGCCAATGCTCGGCATGGATGCCGGCGCGACCGCGCTGCTCGGCACGCAGACTGGACAGAACCTGCTGATGGGAAAATACGGCCTGCAGGGCGGCGTGCGTCAGTACAGCCCGTATTTGATTGAAGCGCTGCGCAACTACGGCGCAGCAGTTGGAAACGATTAGGAGCAAAGACATGCCCCGCAACCTATCCGGCGTCTACACCCTGCCCGCAGGCAACCCTGTGGTGCCTGGCACCACAATCGACGCGACCTGGGCCAACACCACGCTAGACGACATCTCCAACGAGCTGACCAACTCTTTGAGCCGCACGGGCGCGGGCGGCATGCTGGCCCCGTTCCGCATCGCTGACGGCAACGTCACCGGGCCGGGCCTGTCGTTCCTGAACGAAACCAATAGCGGCTTCTACCGGGCCGGCGCTGGCTCGACCGCGTTCTCGATCTTGGGCGTGAACACGCTGCAGATGAACACGACGGCGGTGACGATCCCCAGCGTTCGCACGCTCAACGCGCAGGGGAATGCCCTGGTGGGCGGCACTCTGGGCGTGACCGGCGCGGTCACCTTCAGCTCTACGCTTGCCCTGACTGGTGCCCTTACCGCAACGGGTGGAGTTCTTGGCAACATCACCGCGGCCAGCGGCACGTCGACGTTCAACAACGTCACGATCAACGGCTCGCTGGATATGGTGGCCGGCAGCTCCGCGACCATCACCGGGCTGTCGAACCCGACCAACGCCAGCGACGCGGCCAACAAGGACTACGTCGACACGCAGGACGCGCTCAAGCTCAACCTGACCGGCGGCACCCTGAGCGGCAACCTCGCCATGGGCAACAACCTGGTGACGGGGCTGGGCACGCCGGTGTCTGGTGGCGACGCGACCAACAAGACCTATGTCGATGGCCAGGTTGCCACGCGGCTGCCGCTGGCCGGCGGGACGATGTCCGGTGCTATCGCCATGGGCACCAACAAGATCACGGGCCTGGGCACTCCGACGGCAGACGCTGACGCGGCCACCAAGGCCTACGTCGACAGCGTGGCGCAGGGCCTGGACGTCAAGGCCTCCTGCCGCGCTGCTACCACCGGCAACATCACCCTGAGCGGCACGCAGACGATCGACGGCGTGGCCGTGATCGCGGGCGACCGGGTGCTGGTCAAGGACCAGTCGACGGCGTCGCAGAACGGCATCTATGTGGCCGCTGCGGGCTCCTGGTCGCGGGCGGCTGACGCCAACACCTGGGACGAGCTGGTCGGTGCGTTCGTGTTCATCGAGGACGGCACGACCAACGACAACAGCGGCTGGGTCTGCACGGTGGCGCCTGGTGGCACGCTGGGCTCGACCGCGGTGACGTTTGAGCAGTTCTCTGGCGCGGGGCAGATCACTGCTGGCGCCGGTATGGTCAAGGTCGGCAACACGCTCAATGTGCAGTCGGCGTCAACCTCTCGCATCGTGGTGGGTGCCGACGAGATTGACCTGGCGACCACGGGCGTGAGTGCCGGCACCTATCGGTCGGTGACGGTGGACATCTATGGCCGCACGACGGCGGGCACCAACCCGACGACGCTGGCAGGTTACGGCATCACCGACGCCTACACCTCGACGGCCACCGACACGCTGCTGGCGGGCAAGCTCTCGCTGACTGGCGGCACGATGTCGGGCGCGCTAGCGATGGGCACGAACAGGATCACCGGCCTCGGTGATCCGACCAACGCCCAGGATGCCGCCACCAAGAACTACACCGACACCGGCCTGAACGCCAAGCTGTCGCTGTCGGGCGGCACGATGACCGGCGCCCTGGCCATGGGCACCAACCGCATCACCGGCATGGGTGACCCGGTCAACGCGCAGGACGGCGCGACCAAGAACTACATTGACACGATCTTCGGCTCGACGGCCTCGGCGGCTGCGTCTGCTGCTGCGGCTTCAGCCAGTGCATCGTCGGCCAGCTCAAGCGCCTCTAGCGCATCGTCAAGCGCGTCGAGCGCCTCTAGCTCGGCTAGCACCGCGTCCACGGCGCTGTTCAACTTCCGCGCCCAGTACCTAGGCCCGCTGGCGTCTGACCCGACGGTCGACGGCAACGGCAACCCGGTGAGCGCGGGCGACCTGTACTTCAACACGGTGGCCAACGAGACGCGGATCTACAACGGCACGGCCTGGGTGGCTGCCTACCTGCCGGCGGCCGGCTACGCAGCGCTGGCCTCGGCCAACACCTTCACGGCCAACCAGACCATCACGGCCAACACGTCAAACGATGCGCTGCGCATCACGCAGAACGGCTCGGGCAACGCGCTCTACATCGAGGATGTGGCGTCTGACGCTACGCCGTTCGTGGTGTCGTCCACCGGCGTGCTGGGTATCGGCACGACAACGCCAGACAACGTGACGTCGGCCGGCATCGCGCTGGTGTCCAACAGCGGTTACTACCCGCAGCTGGTGCAGCGGAACACGACTGCGGACGGCAATGCGTCCTACGTGGTGTTGGAGAAGAACCGCAACGGCGCGGTGGTGCAGAACGGCGACGTGCTTGGCAACCTGGTGTTCCGAGGATTCGACGGCACCAACTACCTGCAGGGCGCGTTTATCAACGCCGTCGTGAGCGCCGCGCCTGGCGGCAACGACATGCCGTCCGACCTCGTGTTTGGCACGACTCCTGACGGCGGGGCTGGCCCCACCGAGCGGCTGCGGATCACGCAGGCCGGCACGCTGACCCTGGCCAGCGACTACAAGGAGGCCGTGGTCACCGCCAACACCGGCACCGCGTACACCATCAACATCAGCAACGGCACGGTGCAGATCCTGACGCTGACTGGCAACTGCACGTTCACGTTCCCGACTGCGGTGGCTGGCGAGAGCTTCATCCTGCTGCTGCGTCAGGACGGCACCGGCTCGCGCACGGTGACTTGGCCTTCTGCGGTGCGGTGGCCTGGCGGCACAGCGCCGACAATTACCGCGACTGCAAGCAGAACAGACAAGTACGTCTTTACCTGCGACGGCACGCGCTGGTATGGCAGCAACGCCGGTCAGAACTACAGCGCGTGAGGTGACTGATGTTTAGCTCTAACACTTCACAAGTCGCGCAGGATCAGGTGTTCGTTGAGGACGTGTTCTCGACGTGGCTCTACACCGGCAACGGCTCTACACAGACCATCACCAACGGGATTGATCTGGCCGGTAAGGGTGGAATGGTCTTTCAGAAGGCCCGAAGTGCGGGCCTTGGCTATAGTTTTGTATACGACACGGCCAGAGGAGCGGCCAAATACTTAGAAACAATCAGTGCAGCCGCCCAGGGTGACTCTTCTTTAACTCAACTCAGTTCCTTTAACTCTAACGGATTCTCGCTTTCGTACTCGGCGGGAAACGACTCTGGGTACAACTTCGCCTCATGGACATTCCGCAAGCAGCCGAAGTTCTTTGATGTGGTGACGTATACGGGGAATGGCGCAACAAGCCGTTCAATATCGCATAGTTTGGGTTCTGTGCCGGGATTTATTGTTCTAAAGAAAACCAGCGGCACTGGTGATTGGCTTTGTTACCACAGAAGTATTGGAACAGGTAATCGCATTTTCTTAAATTACACAAATGCATCGTCTGCTGACGCTGATGCCTTTGCAAGCGTAACAAGCACGGCATTTAGTGTTAGCACCAACACTGGATTTAATGACTCCGGCTCCACCTACGTCGCCTACCTGTTCGCCCACGACGCAGGAGGCTTTGGCCTGACGGGTACGGACAATGTGATTTCGTGTGGGTCGTACACGGGTAACGGCAGCGCGACAGGCCCGACGGTTACGCTCGGCTATGAGCCGCAGTGGGTGATGATTAAGGCAGCCACACGGACGGGCGGCTGGAACATGGTTGACTCGATGCGGGGTTTAACAACCAACTCATCTACACCAACAGCGCCAAGTTTGTTGGCAAACTCTTCAGCCGCTGAATATGCGGCTGGAGATTCCGTAGGGATATCAAGCACTGGGTTTCAGATCAGAAATGCTGGCGATACAGATGTAAACGCTAACGGCCAAACCTACATCTACATCGCCATCCGTCGCGGCCCGATGAAAACTCCGACGACGGGGACGAGTGTGTATACGGGTGTGAGTCAAGCAGGAGGCGGCACCGTCACAACTAATTTTCCTGTTGATCTTGCGGTTTCCAAACAAGCGGACAACGCACTTGCCCCCCCAACATGGTATGACCGACTTCGTGGAAGTTCCACGACAGGTGGGCCAAGACTTGTCTCTTCAGGCACCGCTGCCGAAGTAAATTCGGGTGTTGGTTTGGGATTTGACAACAACACTGGTTATGTTGATGGCGCTTTTGGCAACGTGGGGCCGGGACGAATCTACTGGAACTTCCGCCGCGCCCCCGGCTTCTTTGATGTGGTTTGCTATACGGGGACGGGTGCTAACCGCACCGTGAGTCATAACTTAGGCGTTGTGCCTGAGTTGATGATCTTTAAACGCAGGAATTCAACAGGTGCGTGGGCTGTTTATTCTGCTCCCACAAATTCCGCTAACGTCTTGTACCTGAACCAAACTAGTGCGGCGGCGTTCAGCTCAACGTTCTTGGACTTTACTGACCCAACAGCGTCAGTTTTTACGTTGGGCACTTTAGCTGACGCGAACGCTTCCGGCGGCACTTTTGTCGCATACCTCTTCGCCTCCTGCCCCGGCGTGAGCAAAGTTGGCTCCTACACCGGCAACGGCACTAGCCTGACGGCCAATTGCGGCTTCACTGGCGGCGCTCGATTCGTCCTCATCAAGCGCACAGATTCATTGACAACTGGAAATTGGGTTGTTTTTGATAGTGCGAGAGGAATCGTTGCGGGGAACGATCCTGCCCTTTATTTAAACTCGACCGCCGCTCAAGTCACAGGTGTTGATGCAGTTGATGCCGATAGCAGCGGATTCATAGTGAATCAAGATGCCACGTTTGATTTGAACGCTAGTGGCGGACTCTACATCTTCCTCGCCATCGCATAAGGAGCAAAGCATGAACATCCGACTTCGCGCCGATGGCGCACTGGTAACCCACAGCGAGTTCCGGGCGCTGTTCCCCAACACGGGGTTCCCGCCGCAGCTCACCGAGGAAATCATCAACGACTTCGGCGGTGACGTGGTGTTCGAGGGCCCGCAAGCGCAGCCCACGCGCTACCAGGTCGCGTTCGGCGATGGCGTCGAGCAGATCGACGGCAAGTGGTTCACCAAGTCCAGCGTGGCCGACATGGACGATGAGGCCAAGGCTGCGGTCGATGCCAACCAGGCCAAGGCCGTGCGCGAGCAACGCAACCAGAAGCTCAAGGACAGCGATTGGACGCAGGTGCTAGACGCGCCCGTGGACAAGGCGGCCTGGGCGACCTACCGCCAGGCGCTGCGCGATGTCACCGCGCAGGCGGGGTTCCCGTGGGATGTCCAGTGGCCCGAAATGCCGACCTAACTGGTGGGAAAATAGCACCGAGATGAGGAGATCGCAGTGTCAACCGAGCACCACGCAACACTTGACGCCACCCTGGCGGCCGCGGGCAGCAAAGCGACCTACACGGGCGCAAGTACAAGCGTCGTTGCTTGGATGCTGTCCTCTGAATTCGGCATGCTGGCCGGTATAGCCCTTGGCGTCGGCGGCCTGATCGTCAACTGGTACTACAAGCACAAAGAAGATCGGCGCCGCCAGGCAGAGCACGACAAACGAATGCGGGACGAGTGATGGACCGCGTGAAGCTCGCCGGCCTAGCACTAAGTGCTACAGCACTAGTCGGGATTGCGCTTCACGAGGGCTACAGCGACCGGGCCTACATCCCGGTGCCGGGCGATGTCCCGACGATCGGATTCGGCACCACCGACGGCGTCAAGGCCGGCGACACGATCACCCCACCCAAGGCCCTGATCAGGGCCCTGCAGGACGTTCAGAAGTTTGAGGGCGCCCTCAAGCGCTGCGTCAAGGTGCCGCTGCACCAGCATGAGTACGACGCCTACATCAGTCTGTCCTACAACATCGGCCCGACCGCGTTCTGCGGCAGCACCCTGGTCAGGAAGCTCAACGCCGAGGACTACGCCGGCGCCTGCGCGGAGATCCTGCGCTGGGACAAATTCAAAGGGCAACCACTACGGGGCCTGACGATCAGGCGGCAGCAGGAGTACCGACTATGTACATCCGGCTCGTGATCGTGGCCATCGTGGCGGTCGTCCTAGCCGGCACCCACTGGAAGGCCTACACCAACGGCAAGAAGGCCGTGCGCTCTGAGTACCAGGCCAAGGAGCTGGCCGCGGAGAAGGCCGCCCGTGAGCGCGAGCAGGAGCTAGTGGCCGAGCGCAAGAAGCTGGAGGACAGATATGTGCAAGACAAACGCAAGGCAGAGGCTGCCGCTGCTGGTGCTCGCGCTGAGCTTGGCCGGCTGCGCGACCAGCTCGCCGCCCGTGGTGCCGCCCCCACAACTCCCGCCACCCCCATCCGAGTTGATGGTGGATCCCCCGAGGCCCAACTACTCGGAGCGTGTGCATCAGCTCTTGTTGGAGTGGCAGAAGATGCTGACCGACTGGCGGCGCAGGTCATAGGACTGCAGGCTTACGTGAGGGGCGTGTGTCAAAAGCAGTAAACGCCCCCACCCGCGAACAAGCCCAACAGTTCGACCAATACATCAAGCACTGGCAAGCAGTGCTAGGGCTGCAGCGTTGGCGCCTTGAGCGCGGCACAAAGCCCGCAGTAGATGCCATGGCCTCGGTCCTGATGAACGACCAGGCCAAGCTGGCCACGTACCGACTCGGCGACTTCGGTGCGACGACCATCAACGAACAGTCGCTTTCCCAGACGGCGCTCCATGAGGTGCTGCATGTCTTTCTCTACGAGTTGATCGCCACTGCGCAGGACCGTGGCGCCACCCCTGACCAGCTTGAAGCTGCAGAGCATGGGGTGATCAACGTGCTTGAAACGGTCCTGTTTGGAGCGGTCGATGGGATACCCCAGCAAGAAAAGGGATGAGCAGTTCATTGCAGCCTGGCACGCGGCCGGCGGGTCGCCAGCACGCCTGAGCGAGCAGCTGGGCTTAAGCATTCGCGCCATCTACCTGCGGCGCGAATCGATCGAGCAGCGCCACGGCATCGCCCTGGTGGCCAACAGTCCCAAGGCCACAAAGCACGACCCCACGGCCCTGCGGGCGATCATGTCCTCGCGCCGGGACGTCAACCGGCTGGAGATCCACGAGGGCGTGGTGTTAGTGGGCTCGGACGCCCACTACTCGCCAGGCGTGATCCCGGTGGCGCACAAGGCCATGTGCAACCTGATCACCGAGCTCGGCCGCGAGGTCAAGGCCGTGGTGCTCAACGGCGACATCCTGGACGGCGGCAGCATCAGCCGGCACCCCAGGATCCGCTGGAAACAGGCGCCCACGGTCAAGCAGGAGCTGGAGGCTGTCCTGGAGCGCACCGGCGACATCGAGCGGGCGATCGTGCCGGGCACGCACCTGTTCCGCACCTACGGCAACCACTGCGCGCGGTTTGAGTCGCGCCTGTCGTCGATGGTGCCGCAGTATGAGGGCATCGCCGGGTTCACCCTGCGCGACCACCTGCCGCAGTGGATGGACTCCGACCGCATCGACGTCAACGACGATATGGTCATCATCCACGACTGGCACGCGGGCATCCACAGCGGCTGGAACGACGTATTAAAGGGTGGCTGTCATACAGTGACCGGCCACACCCATGAGCTAGGCTGCAAAGCACATAAAGGCTTCAAGGGCACGCACTACGGCATCAAGACGGGGATGCTGGCCGATGACGACCAGCAGGAGTTCGACTACCGGCTGGGCAAGCCAGGGTTCAACTGGCAGTCAGGGTTCGCGGTGCTGACATGGAAGGAGGGTGTGCTGCTGCACCCGGAGTTCTGCGCCGTGCGCGATGACGGCCGGGCCTATTTCCGCGGCAAGCTTTACGGAGACTGACATGGACGACAACAAGCCAAAACTGGTTATCGCCCCTGGCGCGTTCGACGACTTTGACGGCACCCAGGAGGAGCTGCAGGAGTTCATCGCCATGCTGCGCTCCATGGTCGAGGACGGGTCCATCTTTGAGCAGTCCAAGCCGGTGCCGGATGACGAGGCTGATGAGATCATGCAGCGCTTGGCCGCCAGGCAGCCGCGCCAATGAGCGGCTGCCTGATCGCGCTGACCGGCGCCATCTACGCCTGGATCGCCCTAGAGCAGGGCCTGAAGGGGAATCTGCCCATGTGCGTGGTGTACGCGGGCTACGCCTTCAGCAACGTCGGCCTGTACGTCCTGGCGACAAGATAGAACACCTCGCAGTTGCCAACACGAGGTTTTGCCCCGCTCAGCCGGGGCATTTTTTTGTGCCACTTTTGTGCCGCACAAACGTGACACGGCATGCGTCACTCAACGCTGAGAAACGCTCAATCAATAGGTTAGGATGGCATATACCGATTGTGATTCTGGTACTTTGTCTCGCTAACCTATTGATTTATAAGGCGCCGCAGGGTTAAAAATTCAGGAATGTGCCGTTTTTGTGCCATTCCAAGCAGTCAGAGGTGGCTGTAGCTCAGTTGGTAGAGCCCTGGATTGTGATTCCAGTGGTCGTGGGTTCGAGCCCCATCAGCCACCCCATTAGTCCTTTGGGGCTGCTTCATTAAGCAGCAGATTGACCCCTTCCAAGGCCTGAATCAGCACCCGCCTTGAAACGCAATCGCCCTCAGATGAGGTAAGCAACAAGATCAGGGATGACAACATTCCGCTAGCCGTCAGAACGATGTGCTCGGCGTCGTGCTTGGGGGTGGTGATTTCTTGCATTTGGTGCTCCGCTGTGTTTCTAAAGCCCCGCGTCAACCGGGGCGGGCGACTGAACAGGGTTGACAGACCGGCACAGCGACCGGCGAGCCCTAGAGCTCCCCCGTTCAGCCGCCCAAAAATGGGCACCAAACAAAAAAGCCAAGCTCGTGCGGCTTGGCTTGCCGCTGTGTTCAGGCTGTCAAACCTGGCGCCCTTAGGTGAGCGCAACGCAATCTTATCAAATTAGGATGAAAAATCAACAAATTGCAGAAAATTTTTTATAGCCCCACCCTTTCCGCAGCCGCAGCCAGGTGCTCCGGCGACAGGTGCGCGTAGCGCTGGACCATCTGCGGCGAGTGCCAGCCGCCCAGCTCCTGCAGCACCGACAGCGGGGTCCCGGCCATCGCGTGCCAGCTGGCCCAGGTATGGCGCAGGTCATGGAACCGCAGCCAAGGTACGCCGGCGCGCTTGCACGAGGCCTTCCAGGTGTTGCACCACACGCGGGTGAGGTCACCCCATACGCGGCCGGTGCGGGGCTCCGGCAGGGCGGCCAGGATCGCCTTGGCCTGGCTGTTCAGGGGCACCAGGATGCGCTGGCCGGCCTTAGCCTCGTCGGCCTCCACGATCACCATCCCGCGCTCCAGATCCACCTTGTCCCAGGTAAGGTTGAACACATTAGATCTTCTCAACCCGGTGAGTAAAGCGAAACGGACGGGAGTCCGGTACTTTTCTGGTAGAGAGTCGACCAAAACCTCGGCTTGCTCGCGTGACAGAAACGCGACGCGGCGCTTGGGCTCGGCCTCAGTGCGCAGCACCGGGGCGCGGTCGATCCAATCCCACTCGCGCTCGGCCGCACGCAGCACGGCGCGGATGAAGGCGCGGTAGCGGTTGCGGGTGGCCGGCTTGAGGTCCTGCGGCAGCGAGTCCTCGATGTCGTCGCGGGTGATGGTGGAGAGCTGGCGATCGCCCAGCTTCGGCAGGAAGAAGCTGATCTTTTCCTTGTCCCCCTGGATCGACTTCTTGTGGGCGCGCTCCACTGTCCAGCGGGCGCAGGCCTCGCGGAAGGTTTTCTTGGGCTTGGCCTTGAGCATGCGGCCCCGCCAGAGCTCGGCGCGCCGGATGTCATAGAGGGCCTGGGCCTGCTTCTTGTCGGTCGTCTTGAGCGACTCGCGGATGCGCTGGCCGTTGATCTGGACGTCGATCCAGTAAGTGTCGTTGCGGAGTTTGAGGGTCATGTCGTGGGTCCTTGCTGTGTTGTTGTGTTGAGATTGTCGCAACAGTGTAGGGGTCTGTCAACAGTATTTCCTGGCACAAAACTAGGGACTTGACCTACCCCAATGAGCAATCAGCGCCGCCTCAGCCCGGCCGTCATCCTTGGCACGCTTGAACAGGTCAGCCTTGTCAGGCCAGAGGTTGGCGGCCATGGCCCTGGCGCCGTCCTTGCCGGGGTTGAGCTTCAGGTCGCGCTTCCACTTGGCCGGCGTCACCAGGTCCACCGGCACTTTCATGCCGGCCAGCACGCCGCGGACGATGCCCAGGGCCTCGCCAAACGCGAACATGGAGGTGACGCCTTGGCCAGGCATCGCGTTCACTAGCTCGACCACCGCGCGGGCGTCGTCGGCGTAGAACGCGAGCTCGGACTGCAGGAACACCGGCGACACGCGCCGTTTGGTCTTACCGCCGACCTCAAGCTCAGTGACCGGCATGTCGATGACGTCGATCAGCTTGCCGGTGTCGGACTGGATGATGGCGATCGCGCCGCTGGCGCCGGGGTCGATGCCGAATATGTACTGGCTCATGTTGCTTGGTCCTTCTGACGCGGCAGGCGGCCGCGCTTTGCTTCTTCGATGCGCTCGACGGTGGTGAACCTGTGCAGGTTCGCGCACTCGTAGCGCCGGCGCTTGGTGCCATCGGTGCGCTGTCGTGTCTCGCGCACCTCGGTCCAGGCCTCGCACTGCGGGCACTTCATTTGATGAGTTGGATGAATGGGTTGGTGTAGTCGCGCCAGGTGTGGCCGCGTTTGATGTGGCTGACGGTGGGCTGCGTGGTGCCGTATTCCTCGGCGATGACTCTCTGCGGCCTGGGATCGTTTCGGATGGCCTCGACGATCTCAGGCGTCAACCGTGAGCGGGCGCGCATGATCTTCGCCTTCTTGGCCCGGTGGGCCGGGTTGATGTACAGGCCGGCGTGCTCTTTCGCGTTGCGGCGGTTGAACGACTGGCGCAGCATGAGCTGCAGGTGCTCTGGGTTGACGCACAGCATGTTTCGGCAGGTATTGGTGACGACCTTGCCGCAGCAGTTCATGCCCAAGCCCATGGCCAGCACGCGCCTGACTCGGTTGTTGCGGCCCTGGTAGCTCATAACTGGCATGCCACTGACCACGTGCGTGTAGCCCTGCCACTCCCAGCAGTCGCCTACCTCCTCGCAGCGCGAGCGGATCATCTCAACGAGTTGCTGCATTCGCATCACCTCACAGAAAGATCATCGCCCCGAGCAAGCCGGTGATGACGCCCATGACGTAGATGAACAGCACCCCCAGCAGCTCCATGCCGCCATCGATGATGATCGGGCTCTCGCAGGCCTCGGGGGTAGGGCAGGGCTTGCGGCCCTGGTTGCAGGGTCCTGTGCAGCTCATACCTTGCCCTCCATGATTGCTTTGGCCGTGCGCGTGCGCTTGGCGGCCGCTTCCTTCTGCGCCTTGCTAGTCGGCTTCGTCGGGATCGCGTCCAGGTCGTCCGACTCCATGTCCATGATCGTGCCCACGGTCTTAGGCGCGAACACCTCGCCGCTGGTGATTTTGGCGCCAGGGAAGTGGTCCTTAAACTCAGACATCTCGCCGATCAGCGAGCCCGGGCAGCGGTGCAGCTCCTTGCTTGAGAACACCGGGCCCTGGTCGCTGCAGCCATCGGGGCCGTTGGTGAACAGCTTGCCCGTCTCGGTGTGCCGGTACACGACGAAGTTCTCGCCCCCGTCCACCGGCTCGGCGTAGGGCAGCAGGCCCGGGATCATCAGGTGGTGCTGGCAGCCGGCGCGCTGCATCTCCAGCGAAATTTCTTGGTTGTCGAGGTTGCAACGCCACTGCGCATCTTCGATCGGCGTCGAGTGGCAGCAGGTCCTGCAGTTGGGCTCGCCGGCCTGGCCACCGTGGCAGACCTTCCACATCGAGCAGTATTTGCACTCGGGGTGATCTGCTTTCGTGCTGATGCGATACGGCGGCGCCGGTGAGTCGAGCAGTCGCTGGGCGCGTTCGATCAGCTGGTCGAACCGCTCGCGGTTGAAGTGGACCCACTCGGTGTAGACGTCGTCGGTGTCCTTGTTCACCGCCATGTACAGCGCGCGGTCCAGATCCATCAGCTGCATGTAGACCGTCATCTGGTCGTAGTGCTGCGGCTTGCTGGCCTGCACGCCCTTCTTCGTGACGTCGTTCCAGGACTTGTTGGAGTGCGTCTTGAACTCCAGCACCGCGGGCGTCTTGGGTCCCTCGGGCAGGCCCTTGGCCACGCCGTCTAGCGAGCCGCCAAAATGCCCGTTGCATGTGCTCACGCGCCACTGGTCGCCGGTGGCCGGGTCGGTGTCCCAGACCTCGGCGCCGATGCCGCGCAGCTCCTCGATCAGGCGCGACTCCTCACGCACGCCGGTGTTGAACAGTCGCAGGATGCGGCCCTTGAACTCCGGCTTCATGGCCCAGCGCCAGGTCAGCCAGATGTAGCGGTCGCAGACGTGGCCGATCAGGCTGGCCCCCATGTGGGGGCGGTGCTCCTGCGGCTTGCTCTCATACCACCGCACGATCGCGGCGCTGGTGGTGTGAGGATCTTCAGGCAGCGCCGCCATGTTCAAGCCCCTGCGGGAGCCGGTGCCGGCTCCTCCTCGCGCGACCACAGCATCAGCTTGGTGGCCACAGCGCCGGCTTCAATCAGCTCGTCCTCGCTGTACGTCTTGGAGTTGCGCCTCGGATAGCCGGGCCCGACGTAGACCGAGGGCTCGCCGTACTTTGGCACGTAGGTGATGTCGTCGTGCACATACGCTGTCATTTCCTCAACGGGTGCGGAATGTTGTTTGTTGCTCATGCTTAACCCCAGGGCCGTGCTGACTTGGCGGCGGCCGCAGCCGGTGCCGGCCTGGTCGGTGCTGCAGGCTTGGCCGCGGGCGCGTCGACGGCCGCGCGGTAGCCCCAGATCACGTTGCTCGTCGGGTCCTTCTTGTTGATGCCGACCTCAGCAATAAAGGGCGTGTCGTGCATCTCCTTGCTGTCCTTGACGTTGTCCAAGTGCAAAGCCATGCACAGGCGGGCCAGCTGCTCCTGCGCGATCTTCACCGTCTGCTGCGAGGGGTTGTTTAAGTTCAGACGCTCCCAGTGCCGGCGGCCAGAGTGCTCGCCGCTGATGACCTGCATCTCAAGCTCCAGGTACTCGCCGTTGCCGCTCTTGGTCGGCTTGCTGGCCGACGCCGTGATCATCATTTCGTAGTCGCCCGCGGGCAGAGGATCAAAGCTCTTGGGGGCGCGCTCCTCAAATTGGATTTCAGATGCTTTGAAGTTCAGTGTTGCCATGGTTCCAGTTCCTTATGGTTTAGGCGTTTTGAGATGCGGACACAGCCGCGGCGAATGCCTCCCAGTCCAGGGGCATGTTCTTCAGGCCGAATCGGTTGCCGCCCATGTGCGCGGGGTGCGGCTCGACGTGAAGGATTCGTTTGCCCGTCGTGCGGGCCTTGGTTTCTTTGTTGCCGTAGCCGGCGTCCGACTCGGTGGTGACGATCTGGTAGTTGGCCCAGCCGATGACGTCGGCCCACTCCTGCACCAGTGCACCGGCGCGGTCGTGGAGCTTTAGGACGTACTGGTCGTACCCGTCGTGCAGCGGTGACTCAAAGCGCTTGATCTTGTCGTGCGCGATCAGGATCACGGCCATGTTCCGCTGAGCGCGCAGTTCCTCAAAACCCTGCAGCAGCGTGCGCCACTCCTCGGCCGCGGCGATGTAGCCCTTGCCGTAGCCGGCGGCCTCGATCGTGGCCCACTTGTTCTGTGTACACACATGTGTGTGTACAAGCGGCTCCAGCCAATCGAGTGAATCCAGGAACACCGTCTGGTAGTCGTGCTCCTCGTTGAGCAGCGTGCCGATGGCCTGGTAGACGTCGGCCAGGCTAGTGGCCAGGGGGAAGGCGGCCGCGTCAACTGCGTCGGCGCCGTCCTCGGTCAGGATGCCGATCGCGCTGGGTGCGCTGGCGGCGAACGTCGTCTTGCCGATCTTGCCGGGCCCAGCGATGACGATCTTGGGCGCGCGCAGGCGCTTGGTGCGGCGAATGGATGAAAGATCAAATGCCATGGAAGTATTCCTCGGTGTGTTGCATTGCGTTTGCGCCCGTCTGCTTGAGCTCTTTTTCAGCTTGGTACATGCGGTAGCGGAGCTTGATGACCTCGCGGTCGCGGTAGGAAAACAGCGGCCTGACGGGGTCGTCGAGCATGCGGCTGCCTAGCAGTGCTCGTCTCGTCTCGTCAGCGCTCAGGCCGATGAGGTGCGCGTACTCCCTAAACGGCGACTCGTCGTCAAACAGAAACCAGATGCTTAGGGCGGGGTGGTGGTCTTGGTTGTCGATGTTGCGGTAGCGCTTGATCTCGCGCTGATTGATCGGCGTGCGCGCCTGGTCGATCGCGTCTGCGATCACCGTCTCAAGCAGGCGAGCGCAGGCTGCCGACTGCGGGTCGACGCCAGGGCGTGTGGACACAAGGTCAAACATGGTGCGGTCCTTCAGTAGCTGGGCTTAAAGCTGGCGCGAATCTCGGCGTCGCGCTTTTCCATCTCCTCCTTGCGGCGGCGCTGCTCCTCGTCCCACACCTTTCGGTGGTCGTCGCTGATGCGCGCCTGGTCCCACAGCCGGTCGTATTCGCGCTTGGACTTGGCCCAGAAAGCGTGGTCGTCGCTGTAGTCGTAGAGCCAGTCGAAGCTCTGCAGCGACTTGCGGTACTCGTCGAGCGGTTGGAAGTTGATGCTCATGTTGTGCTCCTGTTGATTAGTTGCCAGAATCGCATCAAAGTGGCTCAACGACTGAGCCAATAGAACAGCGTCACCGCGCCCGCTAGGCCGAGGCCCACGGCCACCGCGACGTCAGTGGCCTTGGCGATGCGGCGCTCGCCAGGCGTGCGGTAGATGTAGCTACAGTCGAGAAAGCAGGCCTCGTGGATGGTGCGCGGCGTGCGGAAGTGAGAGGGTCGAAGCATGGTGGTGGGTCCTGTCGTGGGTCAGAAGGGAGCCGGCGGGTACTTCTTGAAGGGGTCTTGCTTTGGTTGCCGGGGCGGTTTGTAGGGCCGGCCCTTGTAGGTGGGGAAGGGCCAGACCGGGGGAGGGGTGTCAGGCACAGTTGGCCTGACCAAGAACCTTTGCATTGCGGGCGATATACGCGGCCAGGTCAGCCTTATCTGCAAAGAAAGCTTTGTCGTTTTTGATGTTCAGCTCAAGCACGCGCACTCCGTCATTGAGCAGGGCGTCAACGACGCTTTCCTCTTTGGTGCCAACAGCAATGGCGAAATCCCAAAGGCACACAAGAGAGTCAAAGTTCAGCATCATGTTCGGGCTCTGGTTCGTGTTGCGATGGAGTGACTGTATCTCCATGTTTGGCTTTTCTCAATACCAACACGAACTTTTTACTAGGGATATACCCTAGGCCCGATCAGGTCAATACAGGGGCTTGATCCAGAGGACCGTGGAGGTCCAGGCGATTGACGCGTCGGAGATCATCTCGTTGGACGGCCAGATGATCAGGTTGTGCGTGTCGCGGCGGTAGCCGCGGCGCACCACAGCCAGGATCTGCCGGCCATCGCCCGTGGCCACCAGGCACAGCTGGTCGATGTTCTCCGCGGGCTCGACCTGGGCCGGCGTCACGAACAGCAGCCAGCCATCCTTGGTGCTGGAGTGCGACCGCACCTGGATTGCGAACGTCCCAACAGGACAATCACCAGGGCCAATGACGTCGTCGTGAGTCCGCGGGGGCATTGACGTAACCACACCGTGCTCATCCACGTGCGCGGCCACAGGGCAGCGCCTGACGTCCTCGGTCACCTCGATGCCGGCGTTGCGCATTACCTCGTTCAAGGGCACGCCGAGAATGACCGAGATCTGATGCGCCTCGTGGGGCGTGATACGGCGCATGCCTCGGAACATGAGGGACACCGCTGCTGGGTCAATTTCCAACATCTTCGCCAACCTTCTCTGCGACAACTTCTTGTCGGCAAGCCGATCACGAAACCATTGTGTGTTCATAGCTACGCAAAGCGAAATAGACGCTTCTTAATCAACAGGGTCTACATAGTGGCAGTCTCTCCATATTGCGTCAACCTCATACAATGAGCTCCCTCAAGATTGCGGCAACAACATTACGGAGTGCAAATGCCAATACCCACGATCCACACCCTCTCTCCCGCCTACGACGTGATCCAGCGCCTGGGCGGCAAAAGCGAGGTCGCTGAGCGCCTGAACCTCGACAAGAGCACGCTGAGCCGCTGGTGCCAGCCGCGGCCCGAGGGCACTGGTGGCCAGATCCCGCAGCGGCACTGGCCGGAGCTGATGAAGCTGGCGCGTGACAAAAAGGTCCGCATCAAGATCGAGGAGCTGGTAGCCGTTGAGGTGTAGCCATGGTCATCAAGGAGCAACAGATGACCAACAGCGACTTCCTCGCCGACACCTATGGCGATTTGCCCGAGGGGCAGCACGGCTGGGTCTGCAGCTTTAGAGCTGACCCCAGCAACGCACCACCAGCCGTGTGGGCCGGGCGCTTGTACAAGGGCACGCCTCAGCAGGCGGCCCTGATCGATCGGGCTACGCAGGACAACACCTACTTCTGCACGTCAGTCTTGACGGCAGGAGAAGGTGGCGAGATCGCGCGCGTCAAAACAGCATTCGTTCGGCTTGCCGTGCTGGTGCTGGACGACGTGCAACCGCAGGATCTGCAGGGCTACAGCTACGCGATTCAGACTAGTCCGGGCAAGTTCCAGGTCGGCATCTTGATTGACCTAGACGATCCCGATGCCCGAAATAGGCAGTTAGTAGATGCGCTTATGCAGTCTTTGGCCACGAGGGGGTTCATCAAGGCCGACCGCAGCGGTAACAACGCGGTGCGTTATGCCCGGCTGCCAGCAGGGAAGAACACCAAGCCCCGAGCCGCTGGCGAGTGGACCGTGGCCTTGGAGTTCTGGAACCCATCGGTGCGCTGGTCCCTGGAGGACGCCTGCGCGGCCATCGGGATCGATCTCGACAACATCAGGGCCACCGCAGAGCTGGCGATAAGTAAAGCAACCACTACTCCGGGCACGGGTGTGCACGCCGGCGAGATGATCGCGGGGCTGACGGCGCCGGTGGGTGAGCGGGTCTATCACGACAGCATCACCCGGCTGGCCGCTAGCCTGGTGTCCAACGGCATGTTCCCTGGGGCGGCCGTCGAGTTCCTGCGCGACCTGATGCACCAGGTCAAGCCCACCGGGCCTGAGGAGGAGGTGCGCAGGTGGCAGAGCCGGTACGACGAGATCGAGCGGGCGGTCAAGAGCGCGGAGAAGTTTGCGCCCGAGGAGCGCAAGCCGCCGACCATCACCGTCAACCTGAACGTCGGCAACGACGAACAAGTGCCGACAGAAAGTAAACCCGGCGACCTGGTGCCCATGGACTGGGGCAACTTGGCCGGCACTCAGCCCGAGCCCACCCAGTGGCGTCTGGACGGGTGGCTGCCCGAGGGCACGGTCACGCTGCTGGCCGCCAACGGCGGCGTGGGCAAGTCCAACCTGTCCCTGCAGCTCGGCGTGTCCCTGGCCACCGGGCAGCAGTTCATGGGCATCGACACCAAGCAGAGCCGGGTGCTGGTGCTCAGTGGCGAGGACGAGGCCAGGACCGTCCACTTCCGCGTGGCCAACATCTGCCAGGACCAGGGCGTGGCCATGCGTGACCTGGCCGGGCGCATGGCCGTCTACGACCTGACCCAGGCCGACTGCGTCCTGTGGCGCGATGGCCACCCGACCGAGCGCATGCAGTGGCTGGCCGACACCGCCGTGCGCATGCGCGCCGAGGTGATCGTGATCGACAACGCCTCGGACGTGTTCGCGGACAACGAGAACGACCGGACGGCGGTGCGGGGCTTCATGAGGGCCCTGAACCTGATCGCCCACGTCACTCGGGCCGCGGTCATGCTGCTGGCCCACGTCGACAAGGCCAGCGTTCGCCTGGGCGTTGGCCAGGACACCAACAGCACCTTCAGCGGGTCAACGGCCTGGAACAACAGCGCCCGCTCGCGCTGGGCCATGGTCCGCGATGGCCAGGTCGTCACCGTGCGCCACGAGAAGTGCAACCTGGGCCCGCTGCAGGAGGAGCTGCGCCTGGAGTTCGATCAGGGCAGCAAGACGTTCAAGCGCTTTGGGACCATCCCTGGGCATGCTGCTGCGGCTGCTCTGATGCGCAACACGCAACGCGCTGCGATTCTGCGCATGGTCATGGACGCCGAGCGCGCTGGCCAGAGGCTGTCGCTGTCGGCGCAGTCCAACAACAACGCCTACACCGTGCTGCGCCGCTCGGCTGACTTCCCGGCAGGGTTCGACCGCGGCGAGCTGTTCTCGATGCTGTTTGAGCTCCAGCGCGACGGCCTGGTGCAGGAGCAGGAATACATCAACGAGCACCGCAAGAAGCACCGCTGCGTGGTGCTGACCGAGGTGGGCCGCATGCGGGCTGCGCAGGGTTCAGGGGCTCCGGCGATGTGGAAGGAGTCGGCTGAATGAGGGCTGCGCTCGCATGCGCTAGCAGTGCGCTCGCAGTGCGGGCGCATGCTGACGCAGCAGGGAGGCCTGGCATGGCCCCGCCGCCCAAAGGCGGGGGCCAGGCCCTGCGAGGGGGTGCGAGCGCTTGCGCTAGCTGTGATACACTCGCCGTGTGGCGAGTGAGGTGCGAGCGCAGGCAAACGCACCGGGTCGCAACGAGGGCTGCCCCAAGTGGGTGGCCCTTTTCGTTTGGGGGTTGAGATGCAAGTCGATTGGGAGTTCAAGGCTGAGCTGCTCGCGGGCGAGCTCAGGTCGGCGGGGTTCCTGCTGCTGGGGTGCGCGCTCGTGATCGCGCATCAGGCGGATTCGGTGTGGGGCTACATCGGCGCCGCGTACATCGCGCTGTACGGGCTGGTGTCGATGGGTGCGAAAATCAGGACATGATGGAAACGCAACATCAGGACGCTGGTGTGATCGATAAACAACGGTCAGAAGATCGATCCGCGCCGCGGCTCGGGAAGGGCGGCGTGCCGGTGCCGGGCGGGCGCCCCAAGGGCGTGCCCAACAAGGTCACGCGCACGATCCGCGAGGCCGTCGAGCTTGCGGCCAGCCAGGTGACCGACAGCAAGGGCACCAAGGGCCTGGCGGCGTGGCTGGTGGAGCGCGCGCAGGGCAGCCTCGGCGACCGGCAGATCTTCGCGGCCATGGTCAACAAGGCGCTGCCGCTGCAGGTCCAGGCCAACGTGGACGGCGGCATCAGGCTGGAGCTGGGCTGGTTGTCGCAGCGGCAAGTGGGCACGCCTGCGGCACAAATTGAACAGCAGCCTGCGCAAGTGCTTGATCTGCAACGGGAAAACGACGGCACCTACCGGATCATTGATCCGGGATCTGTCGCCGAGGGGGCGCCAGCCACGCCGGCGGCAGCAGGGGGCGACGCGAATAGCGGCCCGCCAGGGCGCTCGGAGGGCTGAGGTGGGGCCCTGGCCTGACCTGCTCTGCGATCGCGTCTCCTGCGCGCTTCTAGGGCCCTGCGCGGGGCACTGCGGGGCCATCTTCGTTTCCAGACCCCTACCCCCCTTCGAGCCGGGGGAGGGGGAGGGGGCCGAGGCTGGGGCCCCCCGCACTTTTCCTCTACCCCCCACCAACCTTATGAGCAAAC